CCTCAATGTGGGACAAAAGTTGAGACGAAGTATTCCACCAAACTTGCTGGACATCCGACCAATTATCAAATATTGTAGCATTCCCGTGAATGTCTACAACCTTATACCTATGGCGAATATAAGGTTCATTGGACGTTTCAGTAAAATACCGAGAGTCCTTTTTATCAATCAGTTTCATAATTAAACCCAATCAGGTTTTTTCAAATAAGAACTAGGGACAATCTCCCACCATTCATTCCCATCAAAAATATACAACTTGTGCGTATGTTTGTCAAGGAAAACATCACCCTTCTGGTAGTTCATACCCATTCTGGTTTTCTTTCTGGCATACGGAGGTAGTTATCCTTCACCCAAGGCTTGGATGCAATATACATCTTGTATGCATCAAAGGTAGAAATACTAGTATCAAACTTGTATTCCTCAGGCATTGCTCGTGCGAAAGGAGTTACTTTTGTCAATTTACCTTTGGGGAAAAGGTAGTAGGCATGAGTCAGTGTCCCTTCACAGGAGTGTGTCTTATTATAGCGTAAAGTATACTCTTGACACAAATTCAATCCCCATTTAATGAGCCAGTAGGCATTGTCCACTGTCTCTGCTGCCCATTTGGTGCAGGGGTGGTTTCGAAATGCCCCCTTCTCTGTCTTGTAGGCAGTGCCATCTTGCTTGGGAAGAACCCCGTAATCATGATACCAGGGAGAAGCAATAATGCTAAGCATCTGGCAGCACTCAAGCGGCATCTTGACAATGTGTTTGTCGGGAAGACAGATAGCACTTTCAGCGGGGAAAGGATTTGTGACAAAAATATTCATTCTAAAGGTCTGACAAATTCATTACAAACCATATCGGTTGCCCGCATGGATGAATACAAGTATTCTACACCCCTGCGAGGATCTGTATGCTCACCACAAGTAAAAACGTCACATACTGCCATACCTTTTTCTGGCCAAGTGTGCATAGAGATATGAGACTCGGCAAGGAGAGCAACGGCAGTTACTCCCTGTGGTTGAAACTTATGTGATGTCATGCCAAGAAGGGTAGATCCACACTTTCTACTTGCTTCGGCAAGAGCATCCGTAACTTTTTCCTCATCATCCAGAAGATGTTGTGGACAACCCTTTAAAGTAAAAAGAATGTGTCTCATCAACCGAAAGTGGAATCAGGTTCCAGAGCGATGTAGTAAGTCAGATTATACTTGGTGTTAGTAAACTGAGAAAGAAGTTTAGAAGAAACAACAACATCATAGGCACCAGGAATAATCTTGATGTTTTCTACCTTGAAGTTGAAAGTAAACTCTTGGTCAGTCTCACCCACAACGATAGCATACTCATTAGAAGTATCATTCTTCTTGTCACGGACGACCAGTTTGATAACGCCAGCTTCACCAATTGCAGAAAGATCGGGAAGTTGATAAACTGCTGCTGCTTTCACCAGTTTCTCAAGAGAAGCACTATCCAGTTGGAAGCAGACATCTTGAGAGGGGAGTTGAATATCTTTATCTGGAGGAGAAGTGATTACGTTGGGATCTGCAAAGAAATACTTTACACGACGCTTTCCTTCACGAATGCTCAAATAAGAATCTTCCTTAAAATCCAGGTCAGGATCTTGGTGCAAACTCAGACCATTCAGAAACTGGTTGAGATCATAAATGGCAAAGTCGCGGGGGAACTCTTCAGTAATATCCGCTTCAGCAAGAATATTTTTTGCCATTGAAATCGTGCGAAGACGGTTTCCTTCCTTTACCAAGATCGAATTGTTGATCCCAGCAAAGTTCTTCAGAATAGTCAGGGTATTGTCAGAGAGTTTCATATTGCTCATTGGTTGTAGGTTTCACGAACGGCGTTTTTATCGTTAAAGTTTAGCAGAAGAACAGCATAGTGCAGAATCTTCATGATGTCACGGCGGGCACTTCCCTTCTTATCATAACGGGAAGCATACTTGAGGATATTGCTGCGACAGAATGCCTCACCATCGCCACATGCTTCGATCAAATCCAAAGTTTGGATCTTTTGATCACCAGCAGAATAATGCTGGTTGTAAGTGCCACGGATGTACTCAAGGAGTTCTTTTACGATTTCTTCTTCGTTGTACTTCCAAGGAGTGCTGGGAGATTGTTTAATAATTTCTTCGCTCATTTTATTTTGAATCAAAAATTCATAGTCACTGTGTCCCCAAGGGGTCATTCCATCATTGATAGAATAGGGGTATTCGTCCATAACAATAGGTTCATCAAGGTTGTTTGGAATATCAGGGTACATGGAATCAAGATATTCCTGTACCCAGTTATTAGTCATTATATCAGAAAGGTGCTTCAGGTGCAACTGGAAGTTGGAAATCAGCATCAACTTTATCATACAGTTCCAGGAAGGACTGTTTGGTTTCATCATCAAAGCGGTTGACGCAAACTTGAATTGCCTTTGCCTTGTCATTGAAGATGCTGTAGGCACGGATGATATGGACCAGGCGACGGGTGCTGATGATCTCCTCAATACCACCGTCATAGAAAGTCTTACGGATGATATCTCCCCAGTCCACCAGGCGCTTACAGAAGTCAGAATCGCTCACACCAAGGTCCTTAGCGACACCCTCAAGAATACGCTGTTCAATAGAGGGGGAAGGATAGGACTGCTCAAAGGTCACAGGGAAACGCTCAAGGAATGCCTCATTGAGAACATTGGTGCCAATGAAGCGTCCATCATCAGAACCCTTACCCTTGGTGTTGGCAGTGGCAATGACATTGAAACCAGCGGCAGGTTTCACCCAACGACCGATCTTCTTAAGGAAAACACCCTTGCCTTCTAGAATGGACTGAAGGCAGAGGATTTTATTGGAAGCCAGGTCGATTTCGTCCAGGAGAAGGATTGCTCCTCGCTCCAGTGCTTCGATGACGGGACCGTTATGCCATGCAGTATTCCCATCAACAAGCCTAAAACCACCGATAAGGTCATCTTCATCAGTCTCAATCGTAATGTTTACACGGATCAGTTCACGACCCAACTGAGCACATGCCTGCTCAACAGAAAACGTTTTACCATTACCAGACAGACCCGTAATGAACGTTGGATAGAAAAGACGGGACTGAATAATTTTCTTAACATCAGTAAAGTTACCAAACTTGACGAAGGTATCATCTTTCTCGGGAATGAGGTTTTGTTCAATGGCGGGAATAGCGGCAGGTGCTTTCACAGTTTCTTCAAGTTGCTCACGCACCTCTTGAATAGTCAGATTCCACTTACCACGACCAGTTTTATATTGATCCAGTTTCTTAGTAACAGTCTGGTAATTGGAACCATTCATAGCACACCATCCACGAATATCAGCAGCAGTAACGGACTCGCCGTAAACTGCCTGAAGAGAAGTGATGATGTAGTCAGCAGAGATGGTCATTTGTTTGGGTTGTCTTTTTCAACTGAAGTTATTATATACGGAAAAGGGGGTCGCAAGGACCCCCAGTGGACAGTTTAGAAAGTGGACAAGATCACTTCTTGCCTCTACGGAGCGTTCTTCTTTCAGACTTTAATGGGGCAGGGGGTGCCAAAGGTTCTACCTCAGCAACTGGTTCAACAACAGGTTCTGGTGCTACTTCAACAACAGGTTCTGGTGCAGGTGCTGCCTCAACAACAGGTTCTGGTGTGGGTGCTGGAGCAGATGCACCCCTCAGCAAATCTCCAAATCTACTCATTTTTCTTTGGATATACTTTTAGTTATTTATCAGGCAATAAGTTCTACAAACTCCCCAAGAATTTTCTTGTTCATCTTCTTAGACTTAAGACTTTTCACAAAAGCACTCTTGATTTGAGTTTTAGTTGCATCTTCAGCAACATCAAACTCAGCATCTCTAGCAAGGGTATTTGCGGAAAGACCGAAATAAGTGTGATATCCAGAATTTTTAATGGAGACTGCTTTTTCCTTACGCCAAATAGTTGAGATCTTGTCATATTCAGGACCATAGTATCCATAGTAGCGTCGAATAAAGGAATTGCCTGCACCAGACTCAACAATACGAATACCAATAAAGTTGATATCTTTAAAATTATCCCTCAGATTGCGAAGGAGAATATCAGTGAATCCGCACCAATCAACATCACAAGAATAAGTATTACCAGTCTTACGATCACGCAAGAAAGCATTAGGTCCAATGTGAGCAGTACCCATGAAAGGTTCTTCTTCCCATCGACGCTGAACTTCACGATGATACTTAGGCATTGCTCCTTCACCATCAGTCAGAACAACACACTGAACCTTCTGAAGTTTGTTCTCCTTTTGGAACTTGGGGAGAATTTGATGAAGAGAAATCATTGCCTCATTCAGAGGAGTTCCAGACAGACTCAATCCAACAGGAATATTGTAACGGCAGGAAATCGTGCGGTAATCATATTTAAATGACTGAGCGATTCGGAAAATATTTTTCATCTGATGCTCAAGAGTCTTACCATTTACTTTACTGGTAAGCAAATTCATCATAGAGAACCACTCACCAACTTGAACCAAACCATCACGCTTATTGTAAGAAAGTTCACGAATAGTTGCCTTATTGTCCTCATCATACTTCACCAAAGGATAGTCGCTGGTGAAAGCATAAACCTCAAAGGGAATAGCAACCTTCTTACAGAACCACACAAGATTGTACAACTGCTTCACAGTGTCCAGCATCACATCGCACATTGAACCAGACCAGTCAAGGATGAACACCAGACCGTGGTTCTTACCATCAGCAAGAGTAGTGACCTTCTTGAAAAGGTCTTCATTGTACTTGTAAGTGTGAAGTTTAGTGCAGTCCAGAACACCAGTACGGGCAGTAGTAGCACGGGCATAGGAGTCTGCTGCCTTACGGCACTCAAACTCTTTGACCAAATAGTTTACTTCTTTCTGAGCGGAACGCTTGAACTCTACAAACTTACGATCGATTTCGCCAAAGATTTCATCTTCAGAATACTCTTGCTCCTGGAGCCAAGAACCCCAATACTCATCACACTTGGAATGAATTTCAGAGTTAGAAACAATAATTTTATTCAGATCAACCTTAGGCAACTCAAGATAAACATTCTCATAACCATCCATGTTGGCAAGATCTTTTAATGCCTCTTCCAAAGAATCAGCAGTCTTGATCTCAGGTTCTTCATTCTGCTCACCCCCAACAGGTGCGGTTTTCTGTTGTTGCTCGGCAGTGCCACCATAAGAGTCAGTTTCACCAGGTTGCTCCTGTTCACTCTCATTCTCACCTTCAGGTTGATCGGAGAAGTCAGAAGCACCTTGATTGGAACCAGAAGTCTGAGACTCCAGATCATCCATAGGAGTCTTCATTTCTTCTTCCTGCTTTTGCTTACAGAACTTGTAGAGTGCCTCAGCAGCAATCAAAACATCAGCAAAGGTTTCGGTGTCGGCAATCATATTGATGATTTCCGTTTCTTCACCACGCTCAACAGGAATATCTACAAAGTTACCAATCTTGAACCACAAGTTAGCACGATCTGCAAGATTATAAGTATCGATATCTTCATTCTCCAATTGGAAGAAATCCTGCTCAGACAACTCCTTATAACCGTTATAGAAGGTCTTTGCCAAACCAGCATAACGACGCTTCATCAGTTTCTCAATACGGGCATCCTCAACCACATTCACAAACTGTGGGGGGATCTTGTGCTCCTTCAACCAATCCTCATCAGGAGTGTAGAGAGCATGTCCAACCTCATGACCCACCAGAAGATCATATACGATATTGCTTGCCTTCTCCCACATCGGCAGAGTCAATACACGAGTATGCACATTGAACTGTGCGGTCTCTACCTTCTTGTGCTCAACCACAAGGTCTTCGGTAGCAAGAAGTTTGGCGAGTTGGGACTTGATTTCGTGATTGACTGCCATTGGTTTGATGCGTATGGACCTATTATACAAAAGAACCTCGCTTTTTAGGCGAGGTCATGTGCCGCTTTTTAAAGTGGCTCAGTCGTGCTTTTGCTTGTCGGAGTGCTTGCGGTTTCAGTTTCCGCTTCTGCTCCTTCTTAGAGTGGTGTTGCCAGTTCGGGGTAGAGTTGCTCAAAGTCCCTCCTGTAGAAGTTCCTTACATTATCTATGATTTTAGCAGACCTGACAACCTTATTAGTCTCATCAACGACCAGTTTAGCAGGTGTCACATCAAGAATCTCAAATGGCAAATCTATGATATGGGAAACCCAGTCAGCGAAGTCTTTTCCAAATCCATTCTCAAATTTCCATACATGTGTCTTGTCTGAGACAAAATCAACTTGTTGCCTGAACCAATTAACTGCTTCAGGGAAAGGAAAATTGTGAATCATGCTATTGAAAAGGTATTCATCTTCAAGCATTTCATCAATATCATCACCGTACATTTTTCTCATCCACATAGATCCAGAGAAAAACCTATCAATTGGATTTCTAACAATGGATATATGTGGAATATCTTTTACATCCAAATACTTCTCATAGTATTCTCTGTGAAAGTGTGCAAGTTCTATTCCATGCACAAGAAAGTATGGTTTGTCCGTCCCTAAATGATCGTCCCAAACAAAGTTTTGTTCTTTCAGGTTTGCTTCAAAGAACCTACCTGCTGTTCTTGGAATATGGACAAATAAAAATCTTTTACCAGTCGGAAGATGTTTGTATGTTGCCATCAAACAATCTTACTAAATCCTTTGACCTTATCAAATCTGATAACGTTTTCAAACTTGTCATGAAGGTCTGTCTTGTGAGAGATCACAAAGATATTAGCGTCTTTGATGACGTAACGGATAATCTTAAGGAACTCATCGGTGCCGAAGCCATCAAGGGAAGAGTCAAATACCTCATCCATAATCAGCAGGTTTGTATTGGCAGAGTTTTTGACACGCGCTACTTCACGCCAGGTGAAGAGTAGGGCAAGGTCGATTCTCATTTTCTCACCCTCACTGAAGGAACTATAAGAAAAGTCTTCGTGAATGGGTGATTTTACCGTTTCGTTAAATTCTTCATCCAAATGGAAATTAATGTAAAAGTCCATCATCTGTAGGTAACGATTGACCTGCTGATTTATGAACGGAAGATACTTCTTAATGATCTTCGTTTTTACACCATCATCCTTAAGTAAGGAGTAGGCAAAATCGTGATAAACGATTTCTTGTTTTTTGTCGGAGAGGTCTTCTATTGTCTTTTGGAGATTGGTTCTAAATTCCTCTAACTTCTCATGTTCAGAATTTCGGTTTGCAAGGTTCTCGGCAATTGTTTGAATTTCATGCTCAAGATCTCTGATTTGTCTCTGGTTGAGGCTAATCCGAGTATTGTTTTGAGAAATGCCATGTGTTAGTTTTGTAATCTCCTTTGAAAGTGCATTGAATTGACGCTCTCTCTCCTGTTCGAACTTTATTGTTGATTCAAGTTCTTCATACCCATCTTTAAGTTCCTTTGCCTTATTTTGAGCGTCGCTAATTCTATTTAACCTAAACTCCTCTTCAATGGTCTGAGTGCAGGTAGGGCATACCGTATTTTCGTTGAAAAACTTATGCTCCTTGGTAATAGCAGATACTTTCTGAGAGATTTTACCTTTGAGATTGTTAAGCTTTACTAACTTATCACCAGCACCAATAAGCATCTCTTGCTCTTTTGTGAGTGAATGAATTTGCTCTTCAGTAGTATCATTTTCTCCCATATAAACACCAACTTCTTTATCTAAATTGGCAATCTTTTCTTTATTGGTATTGATATTGGCATTTCCACGATTCTCCAGTTCTTCAATGAAGTTCTGCTGCATCTTCATCTTATCCTTAAGAGTCTCTTTTTTCAAATCAAGGGACTTAATCTGAGACTTCTTCTCTTTAATAGCATCTTTGAGAATGTTATTCATCGCAGAAAAGATGCGAATGTCCAATAAGTCTTCAATAACTTCTCTACGGTTTGCAGAAGTCAATTGCATAAAAGGCACGAAGGTGCTGCTACCCAGAATAACAATCTGAGTAAAAGACTTATAGTTAAGTTTTAAAATACTTTCTTCCAGAATACGCTGCATTGCACGATCATCTGCTTCACGGTGCAATGGAGTACCATTCACAACAATATCAAACACTGATGGTTTGATACCACGACGAACTGTATACTGACGATTATTAATTGTAAACTCAATCTCAACTAAACACTCACGTTCGTTTGCAGTGTTGATTAGTTGTGGTTTGTTAATCCTCCGAAATGGTTTGTTAAAAAGAACAAACGTTAGAGCATCAAGAATGGTGGATTTACCGGCACCATTAGTTCCAACAATAAGATTTGTATGATGTTCCTGAAAATTAACTTCAGTGAACTGGTTGCCAGTAGAAAGAAAATTTTTCCACTTAATTTTTTGAAATGTTATCATTCACTCTTGGGGGAATAACGATGTCGTTGGGTGTTATCACTGCGTATTTGTAATTATACATCTTACACGTCCTGATGGCAAGTGCTCCATCAACTTCTACAACTTCCATCTCAGTAGAATCTTCTTCATCCTCAAGCATCATAGCATAACGCTCAGCATCATCTTCTTCTTCAAATAAAAACAGAACTTTTTCTCCACGTTTGTTTTGTACGGCATAAGCACCGTCGTCTTTTCTGTCTTTAAGAGTGAGAAGAAACATTACTCAACCTCGCAAGCCTGTGAATATATTTTTTGCAGAATACCTTTTACGATAGACTTATCACATTCCATTTCTGCCTCATCAATATATCTATTCAAGATAGAAATTGTGTTCTCAGTCTCATCAACCTCAAAGTCCTCATCTATGTGGATTTCAAAGTTTTCAACAATCTTGAGTTCTTGAACTCCCACAGAATAAAGTTTGTCAATGAATTTTTCAAACTCCTTAGGTTTAGACTTTTTCTTGACAATGACTTTTACAATCTTACCCTGATACTCACGGGCATCAAAGAGTTTGTAGTTGTTGTCTTCGTAGTAGATATTATGGAAAATTCTATAAGGATTATTGATTGGTGTATGCTCTAGAGTTTCAGTATCGAAGATGTGAAATCCACGAGTGTCATTCACATCATTCCAGAACATCTCATAGGGGTTACCTAGATAGAAGATTTTTCCGTCATCCGATCGAGTGTGATAGTGTCCCGAGAAGACAGTTTGGAACTTCTCAAATAGTTCGCAGTCCATACCGTCTTCCATGACGTGCCCGCGATGAGCTCTGAATCCGTTGAGTTCAAGGTGCCCCATCGCACATATGCTACGTGAAGCTTTAATAGATGAGACAGTATTTTCAAAATTTTCATTATTGATCCAAGGAATAAAAAGTGTATTTAAGTTACCGAGTTTGACTTCTGTACATTCAGAATATATTTTTACATTCTTGTACTGCTTTAACAACAAATCTACCGTATTAATATCATTGGTATTTTTATAATATGCAGTATGATTACCAACAATCGTATGGACAGTTATTCCCATCTCTTCAAGACGGTTATAATAATTCTCCTTTGCCCATTCAAGTGCCCACAAATCGATAGAGCGACGATTATCAAATGTATCGCCCATATCGATTACGACTTTGATGTCATTTTCTTTTAGATAAGGAAAGAAAATATCATCATAAAACTTTTTGAAATAGTCATGAAGGAACTTCGAACTCTTACGAGCGCCGAAGTGCTGATCAGTAATAATGGCAACCTTCATCGATTAGTCTTATACGTGATGTTATCCTTAATCGTATTATAGTCTGAACTGCTGCCAGAAAGCAAGCTATCGTCAACCATCATCACCTCATCAAAACCAGTACGTTCAATAATCTTGGTCTTGATTTCAAGTTGCTTCTTCTCCTTCTGAATACGACGGAGAAAGGCATAGTGAATGATCTGCGTAAAGTAAGCAAAAGGATTCTTCGACTTCTCAGGATCAAAGTTGTGAATGTACTGAACACAGTTTTCAATACCATCAGAGATCATATCGTCTCTGAACATATAATTCACAAAGTTGGGTTTGTATGAGAGGTGCGTAGCAATCTTCAAGAAACACTCACCCAGATAGTTTGGAATCATTGGTTTTCCTTCCCAATGCTTTGCTCTATCCTGTTTGGTTGGTTCTCTATCGTATTTCTTGATAAAATCCCTTTCTACCTTTTTTCTATAAACAATTAGTGCTTCGAGCAACTCCTTGTTGTTGACATAATGTTCAGACTTCTTTTTAGACATAAGGACATCTGTTTAATTCAATAGATTGTTGTTACTGTTTATTATAGCACACTTTTAGGACTTGACAACATTGGAAAATATGTGTAGACTACCTTTGTCTGGTTTGAAGATGAGATCTAGCTTTCTTTAGAGCCTTTAAATAAATCTTCTAGTTTCTTTCTTGCTTCTTCTACTGAAGATACGTAACCCATCTTATCGGTTATTTTTGTTTCATAGTTATCTTTTTTCTCTTGATATTCCTCTTCACACTCTTCAATGTAGTTGTGATAGATCTGAATTACAGACTCATCGGTAATTTCTGACATCGTAACTACTTTATCCATGTTGAGAACAAAGATATCATCATTCGGCAATTGCATCCATGGTTTGACCTTCAGTAGAGATCCATGAGATGTTGTAATAACTTTAATAATAACTGGAGATTGAAGTATTAATACTTGCCTATCTTCTATCATATCTGGAAGAACAAGAGCAAAGATTTCTTCTCCAGTGATTAGTTTTATTGAACTGTAGAATTCATCTCCCATTAGTTTTTAAGCGGTATGTTTACAATATCATAATTAAAGTTTTCTTCGTTATAAACTTTTATTCTCTCTATCAAATGATTAAGCGTGTAGTTTCTCCTGGCTTTGTAGGAAATGTCGTCAGCAATATCATAAAGAGTTGCTTTTGTTTTGTTATTGCCTTTCCTAAGGACTCGTCCGATGCTTTGGAGGTTTCTGATTCTGGATTTTGAAGGAGAAGCAAAAATAACATTGTGGAGATTCTTAATGTTAATGCCTGTGCTAAAAGTTCCGTATGAAGCAACAATTATGGCATTATCTTCCTTCTCAGTAATCTCTCTTACTTGTTCTCTGTCTTCGGTAGCAACGCCACCATGGACAAAGAATACATGACGTTTATCATCCTTTGAGTTATTTATCAGATCGAATAAGGGTTGTCCATGCCCTTCAACACGGGAAAATAATATGAGCGTATTACCTTTAAGATCAAGGGCAAGGTTACGTATAAACTTGTTTCGTCTATCATGGTTAATAATGTACTGGACTTCTTCTTCAAAGTTTTCGAATTTATGTGGTGGGTGTTTCAATAGAAGCACGTTGATATCCAACTTGGCAACGTGACCCTTCTTCATCAGTTCTTCTGTTCTGATGATTTTGTAGGAGGGACCGAATAATCCCTCCAATACCCATTTGTGAGTTTGTGTTCCATCCAGAGTGCCAGTAAATCCATAACGATACTTTGCATCTGAAAGTTTTGTCATTATAGATATTAATGACTTAGATTTGAACTGGTGTGCTTCATCTCCAACGACCACATTAAATCGTGAGAAATACTGTCGGGGAAGCTTGTAGATGGACTGCCAGGTGGTGATTATCACCTGAGAATCAGTCTCTCTTTCCCTCCCCGCATAGATCTTGTGGCAAAATGAACCTACGTCCCAACCATAGTCTGCAAAGTCTTTATACATCTGTTCTACTAGCGAAGTCGTCGGAACGACTATCAGAGTATTTTGCCCTTTCTCAACGTGATATCTCACAATCGAATATATCATCAGAGACTTTCCAGAAGCAGTTGGGGATATCAACAACTTTCTATTATGTCTTAGGGCGTCGTATACTCCCTCTACTTGGTACTCACGGGGAGCATACTTGCAAATAGCATTCATATAATCCTTCACACCTTCCATTGAGATCATTTCATTAGTCTCGAAAGGAAGACCATAGAATTTGTTATCAACAAACTCATAGGTATATTCATGGTTCTCGCAGAACCTTGTCAGTTTGTCTAATAACCCAACATATATCTCACCAGTCTGGGTATTGAATAGGCGAATTTTTCCGTCCCAGTACTTATTTCGGTACTGAGGCATAAACTTTGCGCCTGGTACATCAAAGGTAAATTGGTCTGCCAGTTCGTAATAGACGTGTGGCTCTGCTTTTACCTGAAGATATACTTCATTCTTTTTGGATATAACCAAATGAGACATGATCCATAAGTTTCACCTATGGATATTTATTTCAGTATCTCAAGACATATGTTGGGAGATTTGATCTGCCGTTTGCTGTCTCACCTGAGAGTTTTTAAGTGCAGTTTGCTGATGCCTACGTGGTAAGTTTGCAATCCTTTCCCTTTCACTTGCTGCCGCTCTCTGGCGGGCGATTTCTTCAGGACTTGGTTGTTGTGCTGCTTGCTGCTGAGCAGCTGCTTGTTGTGCTGCCTGTTGCTGCGCCATCGCTTGTTGTTGTGCGGCTGCCTGTTGTTGTGCTGCGGCTTGTCTGTCAGCAATACTTTGTCTCAGTTGAGCAATTTTTGCTTGACGTGGAGTTTGTGGAGTTTGATCTGGTCCTTGTTGTGGTTGTTGTGGGGCAGGTCTATAATCAACTTTTACGTTACCGGGTCTTGCTTCACCTTTTGGTAAAGCTTGTCTTGGTCTTGCACTAACCTGTTGTTCTGCTGATTTTGCTGTAGCGGCAGTTTTATCAGTTCTTCCAGTCAAAACCATACCAGCAGTTCCTGGTGCATTAGATCCACCAAATTTTTGTGCTCCAGTAGTTGATACTTGTGATACATGACGAGTTAAATTTGGATGTTCATCATGGAGACCGTCAAGAATGTCTTGTGCGGCAACTTTTAATGATTGTTTTTCATCACGTCCAGCACCTTTCATGTCTGTATTTGCATTAGCAACTCTTTCAATTCTATTCATAATATCTTGACGAATTCTATTTCTTTCTTCTTTTGATTTATCACCATGAAATCTTTGAACGAAAGATTTTGATGCTGCCTTGTAAGTTGCTAAAAGTTCTCCCGCTTCTGCAGAAGCAAGTTGAGCACCACCACCTTTTTTCATACTAATTCCCCTTCTCTCTTTGGGGTTATCTGGATTATAAATTTCCAAGTCTCCTTTTGGAGTTACATTTTTACCACCAGCACCTTTCCAAGTTCTTGAAAGTTTTGCATTTGGATCTGATCCACCAGTAACTCTTGCGGGATGCATTTTCTCAACAGCACCTCTTAATTTTTTCTGAGATGCTAATTTGTGAACTCCGTATATTGCATCATCCAGTTCTCTATTATAATCATCCTCATCACTTGCACGTTTTCCATGTTTTGCTGAAAAACCTTTATTAGATTTATCAAAGTGCAGGGGGTGTTCTGGATCAGTTTTTGAGTACTGAACCTCTGTATTCATTATCTCTAACGCCCTATCATAATTTTTATCTAAAAGAGCATCTCTTACTTCTTTCCCATGTTCTGGATGGGAGATAAAATAATTCCACAGTTTTCTGTGTGCGTGCTCTTCGCTATATTTTTCGCAAATAATTTTAAATTCTATAAACGTCTTCATCTCTATAGACAGTTTATTTGTATTTAGTTAAATCCTGCCTGGAACTTATTCCAATCAATTGCATTCTTGATTTGAAAAGTTCTATTCGAAATCGTCTTAATGATCTCCTCAAGAAACTTCAGCATCACATCATAATACCTGATCTTGAGGTCAATAGCATTTAACTTCTCATCAGCGTCCATATGCCTCTGTATGGCGTCTTTCTCCCTAACTTTATACGGGAAAGGTTCTTCCTCATAAACCTCTGGATCTGCCTTTCCAGTGTAGTAGTTGTATCTTTCTAACTTGATTCGATTATAACTATCTCTTGCTTTTTCACGCAACAGAGTAATCGTATTATACATCGTATAATACTTTGCGTGGAGTTGTGGAGTTTTTAATGACTCATCATGTAGATTATCAGGATCAATGACAGAATCTCTCTGCCACATCTCCTGAATTTGATCAAGATTCATAACTTAGTTCGTCCGTCCGATCCTACGATATTGTAGATAGTATACTTGAAAGATGCCTGTGCTGTAAAGTATTGGATGTCCTGATTCTGGGTATCAAAATCCAAGGACGTTAAGGAGTATGGGAAAAGATCTTTAAACTTTATAATTGCACTTGTTCTGTAGTTACTGTTGAGAATTGATAAACTACCATCACTAAACTGTTCGGACATATCTCTTTGTCCGTCTGCATCTGTAACCAGATCTTTGAAGTTCCCAGTTGTTTCTGGATAACCAAGACCAGTCAACCAGTTGTGAATTGCCATATAATTTTCAAGGTTCTCATCAACCAAGAATTTTACGGTCAAATCACCATATGCAAGTTTTTCTCCAGGTACATCAAGGTTCTTTAAGTAGTAAGGTTCAATTACTGTTTCCAGTGTGATCTCTGGTATCGTAGCACTGGTACAGAAAAATGATGCCTTAGGAGTCTTTGAAAGACTAAACTTAAATCCTGTTGGAGATAAAAAATTTCTATTTTGTATCTGATTATCAAATGCAGATGCCATTATTACCCAACAATAATGTTATACCATTGCTCACTCATTCCACCGATGATTTTATCTGCGGATTCTTTGTCGTCGGCATATCCTTCAGAGATCAGATGCTCAACAACTTTTTCATAATGCCTAAACGCTTCTTGCGTCTCTCTAGGTGTTGGTTTCATCTCTAATACTTTTATTTCTATTTAGATAAAAAAAGAGGGGCATTCGCCCCTCTTGATTAACTCTTGTGAGTATGGATCACATGAGGTTTTGAACTTTAACGCGCTGGTAGTAGCGGTTGCTGTTAGCGGTAAGACCAGGTGAGGTGATCGCGGTTGTACCCTGTGAGAATGGGTTAGCAACGATACCATAACGGGTCTTAAAGCCAATCTTGGGCTGGAAGTTGTCCTGACCAACGGCACGAACCATCTGAAGAGGAACGTATGGGCAGTAGAACAGACCAGCGTCATAAGGAGAAGAACCCTTATAACCAACAACGTAGTATTGATCAGCAGCAGAGTTTGCCGAATATGGGTCGATGTAAACTCTGTACTTACCGTTCAGAACACCTGCGAAGGTGTTACCGGTGTCGTCAACGTTGAGGTTAGCGTTCAGAGCAGGGGTGTAATCGAGTACGCCTGCCATGGTCAGAGCGGAGGCAACGTCTGCAGAGCAGAGGATCATGTTGCCCTTTCCTCTACGAGTTCTTTGTGCAATGCGGTTGGCATCGCGCTCGATTTGGAAGATCAGACCCTTGAACTTCTCAACGCTCCAACGTCCGTTGGAATCAACGTCGAGGTCGAAAGCACCAGCGGTAGCGGTGTTAACTTGTGCACCAGACTCAGCAACCTTGTAGATGGTTCTGATGACTTCACGGTTGATCTCAGCCAGGATCTCAGTTGAGAGAATGTTGGCGAGTTCCGCTTCAGCGTTCAGACCATGGATTGCCTTGAGGTCTTGTGCCAGTTCCAGTGAGTACTCAGCTTTCAGAGCACGTGACTTCGCTGTAACGGTGACTTTCTCGATCGAGAATGCCATTTCGTTGAAAGCATTGGAGGTTCCATCTCCGAGTGCTTCAGCGTCGTCGGTTCTCATACCCTGACCAACAGGATATGTGGTTGCTGTTTGTGAACCTTGTGGGTTCAGTGCAGCAGGGTTAGTTGCGTTGGAGAGTCCAGTGCCACCAGTAGTACCGAAACCAACCGAACCGCCAGTGAAACCATCGGTGAGGTTACCACTGTTGTTCTGGGAGGAGAAGGAGGTGTCGGGCTCGTTGAAGAATGCCTCAGCGCCATTCTGATTAGCATAGCGTGAGCGCATTGCGAAGATCAGTCCAGTAGGACCGTTCATTGGTTGAACGCCAGCGAGGTCATAAGCGACCAGGTTAGGCATTGAGCGTCTGATCAGTGAGATCAGAACGGGATCGAAACCAGCAACAGGTGAAGAAGCACTTGCAGAGAAACCTGCATTAGCACCTGAGTTGGTGTTCATTGTTGGAGCAGCTTCGTACAGGAATTCCTTTTCCTCACGGAGTGCTTTTTCTTGGTTCTCCAGGAGAACGGCAGTTACCATTCTACGGTGTGAATCTTTGATTGGATCAAGACCCTCGTAGTTAAGGAGTGGTGCCCACTTCTCCTGCAGGTACTCTTGATTGTACATCTGCATTTGAATTTTACCTCTTTAAAAAAGTTAGTTTGAACTATAATCTAAAAATCACTTTTGGGAGACTCTTCTCAGAGTATTCATGTAGGATTCCATCAGTGGTGAAGCAGAAGACTGCTCAACAACTTCGGTTCCTTCAGAAATGGTCTCAGTATGGTCTCTTTGAGCGCCGTTTGCTGGGAAATAAGAATTTCTCAGGGTAACGAGCTTCTCACGATAGTCTGCTTCACTTCCAAACTCAACATTTTCGGCAAGAGAAGCGAGTTTGTCCTTCTGAGAAAGTGCGAGACCCTCAGCGACCTCTGCAAAAATAACATCTGCAGTGGACTCAGCTAATCTACGATTAAGAGCAACGTTTCTTTCGATTTGCTCGTTGAGTTTTGACTCCATTTCATCTAGTTTATCTACCATGCTCTCAAGTACATCATATCTATCTTCAGGGATGGTTACATAATGATCTTCAAAAAGACCCTTCATTCCTTGGAGGAATGATTCGGTCATTTCGGTCTTAAGACCTGCTTCAACTGCAAGTGCATTTTCTTGCAGCCATTCGTCGGCAACATACTCAAGGTAGGAATCGACTCTTTCGGTCAATCCTTCTCTGATTGCCTGGACTTCTTCTACGAGTGCTTGCTCGTATGCTACTTGGAGTTCTTCTTTGATTTCTCCAACTTTTGCCTTGATAGCAGTTTCGAAGATGGTACGTGCTTTCTCTTGGAATTCCTCAGAGAGATCCTCACCCTCAAGCAGTGCTTGAACATCGTCTTCGATGCTATACTCAACAATCTCTTCAGCAGACTCTTCTTCGGTTACTTCTTCTTCAGAAACAACCTCATCAGTGGTCTCTTCTTCCTCTTCGCTGACAAGTTCCTGACCGTCTTCGATTTCATCTGAAACGGCTTCGGCAGATGCTGCCTTAGCATTGACGACATCCTTAACTTGCTTCAGAGTGGAAGCAGGATCTTTGAGTTTTGCTGAATCGTCATCTGGACGATAATTTTCGGGAGTAGGACCGCCGAGATCTTCAACTGGTACACCAGAAGAAGGCATTTTCTCAGCAGGTGCAGCCCCTTTGGTTACTACGTTTTCCATTTCTTGTAAATTGCTACCAACGGACATTTTTGATTAGATGTTTTAATCTATATTTATTTATAAATTAAAGATTTGACAGAAAATCATTGAAAAGATTGAGCTTATGCTCCTCAAGTCTTCTCTGATCAACTAAGGTATTTATTCTTCTTTTAGTTTGTTCTGCGAGTTTTTCACGAAGGATTCCACCTTCCCAAACCCACTCTTTTCCTTCCATGATTCCATTGACAAAAGCGTCAGGAGCGGAAGGATCGGCAACGATATCAGCAGCAGTTGCTAACTGGAAATCTTCACCGACAATTTTATGACCTTCATTGGTCATACGGAGTGAACCAACACCACGAGAGGAAACGCCGAGACAAACGCCTTCATCAAGAAGAGAAGATGCAATCTTACCCATGGGGGTAGAAAGAATCTGTGCCTTACCTTTGAAATTATTTCCCTCTTGAACGAGAGAAGTGATTTTGTGAGAGACACGATCAAGGTTGACGGTAGGACCATCGGGGTGACCGAGTTCTCCAAGAGCACGACCCTTAGCAACAAAATTTTCGCAGTAACGTCCTACTTCACGGGAAAGAGTGTCAATGGGATACATTCTCCCATTGCGGTTCTTGATTTCACCCTGAAGAAATACACCTTCGATGTACAACTTCTTATTGGCACCTTTGCCTTCGGTGATAATCTTTACGTTTGTTACTTCTTCTGTGATAAGTTTCATTTGTTTATGCGGTAAATCCTACTTTTGCACCAACAACACCATCTGCATTTGCAAATACTGTGTATGCTGCATTCTTTTCTAAGTATTCTGTAGTGGAACCCAACATAGTAAATGTTCCAACTCCAGTTCCGCCAGCAGTTTCTTGAACTGTAATTACTCTGGCATTTGCAGTTGTGTTTACCAATCTAACTACTGTAGCTTCAGAAAAACTGACGCCAACACCAGCAGTTGTTGGTACATTTACCTCATTTCCCTTAATTAAGGTTCTTGCCATTATTCTTGATCCTCTTGTGATTCTTGATCCTCCATGTTAAAGAGGGATGCGGAGACTATAGGTCTACCAGCTTCAACTCTTTCTGCTGCTTTTGCATAAAGATGACTTTTGATAGCATCCGATACATCAGAAGCAGAAGAATCCGTCGCAATCAAATCGATAATATTTTCCATGAAAATAATGTGGTATATCTTTTATTTATATCTCAGCCTTTTTGGTGTCCTTTTGTAGTTGAGCGTCTGTTGCTGCTGCTTGTGCTTCTAAGTCAGGTTCTGCTGGAATTTCTCCCATACCCATTACATCCTGTCCCATGCCATCCATACCACCACCCATTTCTTCAGGTGGTGCCTCTTGTGGTAACGGTTCTCCAGTTATTGGATCTTGACCGTTTGGATCTGGAATAATTCCCTTTTCAATCTCATCATCAATTTGTGAATCAATTTCAAGAATTTCAGAATCAGTCTGACGCAGAACTCTCTTGCGTACATATTCTGTTGAATAGAACTTACCGATATAAGGTTCGATTGTTGCCAAAAGACCTAAACGGTTTTGTGTAAGTTCTGCTTCTTTGAGTTCTGCAAATTGATTATCATACAAGAAGTCATATTGGATATGATCCTTCATCGTTTCCCAATCTTCAGGACTTACGATGTTCTTGAGAATCAATTGCGTTCTCAACATGTCATTGAACATCTGAGCAAAACGCTTTCTCAAACGACCAACAAACTTAGCAAACTTAAGTTCGTCTCTCAGAATCTCAGAAGAACGACCAAGATTGAAACCACCATCAGCAGCAATTCTTGACTCGGGAACTCCAAGTGCTCTGTAGAGTTTCTTTTGGAAATATTCAATATCAGCAAGTTCGCCTAAGTTTTGTCCACCAGGAAGTGTGGTGATCTCAGTTCCCCTACCACCTTCACGGCGAGGTAACCAAAAATCTTCCATCATTGACATGAACTTACGATCATCACGAACTTCGCCCGTGTTTGCATCATATGCCAATTTATTTCTATAGCGAGACATAACCTCTTTGAGGTATTGCTCTGCCTTTACTTTTGGAAGATTGCCAACGTCAATATAGAAAATTCTTCTTTCTGGTGCTCTTGACAAACGATAGATGACCAAGGAATCTTCAATCATTCTCAGTTGATTGAGTGCCTTGATCGCCTTGTGCATGTAAGATAGAACAGTGCCTTTATTTCTATCTACAAGACCTGAACTGCAATAAGTAACAGAATCTTTTGCAATCTTTACGCCTTCGGACTTTTTACCACCAGCACCAGAGAACATTCCACTTGGATAGTTTGGTTTTGGTGTGTATAAGAAATACTCCTCTATTTCTGGTTCGATTATTTTTTCGTTACCACCACCAGTTGGACCAAGACCACCAGTTCTGATTGCTAAACCTCTTGCATCAGTTTTCTTTTCTTGACGAATATATCTCATCCTCATTGGATCAATATATCTCAGATCCTGAATACCTGCCTGAGGATTTTTTACATCGATAACTTTGAGGTAAAATACTCTTCCGTCAACATACCAGTTTCTAAAAATTTCATGGCACTTTCTATCGAAGTCCATGATTTCTTTGAGATATTTAAATTCTTCTCTAATTGTTTTTTTCAGTTTGTCGCTAGCGTTGAGATTTGATAATTCGATCTCTACTGGAGAATCATACAAATCGCTAACAATTGCTTCATTTACAACATCTTCAATCGCACCATCACATTCTGGGTGAAGTGCCATTTCACGATATCTTTTAATTAAATCATGTTCTGTGCGATAAACACCTTCGATGTCAAGATAATGACCATAAAAACCACTTGCAATATAATTATCAACCCCGTCCTCATTGGTTTGAGGAACGGGGGAAATAACTGAAGGTGGCTTTCTTTGGCTATCGTCAATTGAAAAACCAAAAAGTCTTGCCATAGTATAAACTTGTTTTATTCGTTATGAACTATTTAGTTAATGTCTTCACCGCCTGCATTTGCAGCATTACCTCTTACTGCTTCCCACCACTGAACTTGAAGTTCAACAGTGAACTCTTGAATACCTTGTGCATCATATGAAAGTTCAATAGGTGCTACCTGAGTTGGGAAAACATCATAGAAGTGATACTTTCTGAGAGTTTCTCCACTACGATCAAGTTGATAAACATAAGCATCAGCTTGATAGAGTGCTGGGTCAGTAATACCTGTGTTATCCGAAACTTTGTTAATCGTGTTCATCCACTTTTCAAAAGCGGAACGAATTGCAAAGTCGGTGTCGTTGATAACTGTGATTGTCCAGGTATCAAAGGTTCTGTCTCCAGCAATCTTGAGAGTTCTTCCTCTGAAAGGAACTTCAATTGGAGCGACGTTTGATGCGGGCAGGTTTGCTGCCTTTACCAAAAATCTTGCCTTTTGAAGAATGTCATTCAGACCTTCAACACTAACTGCACCAGGGAATGAAAGCTCGACTTCGAACAGGTTAGAGCGAGCACCACCACCAGCAAGCTTGCTCTTGAAGTCAGTAATCTTTCTTAGTGGGGGTGGATTAAGTTGGTTTCTAGTTGCCATTGTTTGTTACCTCTAAGTTTGATTAATAATTAAACGTTACCAATTACTTCTTCAAAAGAAACACCAGTTCTGGTGGCAACGAAGGTCAGACCAATAAAATTGATCGATCTCGCTGGTTTGATAAAGATGTCGGCAATGAACTCATTGTTATCAATCACTGCGGCAGTGTTGTTGGTTTCATCACAAATTACAACATAATCAAAAATACCTCTCTTGGATTGAACATCGCGGAGGAATGGTTCGACGATATTTACAAAGTTGGTTCTTGTGATCTCATCGTTGAACTCAAACAGTTGATCCTTAGCAGCAGCAGAAATTGCATCTTCAAGGTAGATGAACAGGCGACGAACGTTAATTCTGTCGAATGCTGATGCCTTAGCAAATCCAGTCTTATCACCGAAGAGGATGATTCCATCTCCAGGCGAGAAGATAACAGGGTTGATTCTGCTGGAATACAACTTATCTCTTTGAACCTTGCTTGGGTTGTATGCAAGTTTGACTGCATTGAGGATAGTTCCTCTTGCAGTTCCAGCAGGTGAGAACCATGGGAACTGGTTAATGTCATTTCTTGCACATGTTCCAGCAATGTCACCGTTCAGTGGAACATAACGGAAGGTGTCACTGAATCTATCATACATGTACTTATAACCGCTATCAAACACCGCATAGGTTGATGAGGTTATAGGTGCGTAGAACGAAAGGACGTTATCGGTGATTTGAGAATCATCGTAGACGGTTACCGTTCCAACAGTTCCATCGGAGAGGAAAGATCCTCTATTTGGTGAAATGAATGCAACAGCATCCTTTCTCAGTTCGGCAACAGAGATCAGTTTGTTTGCAAGTGCCTGTGCTTGTGACTGAGTATAATTTCCCGATCCCATCAGGAGGAAATCAACCTCATATTGCTCACTGTTTTCAAACAGAGCGTATCCACTAGAGATTTTACCGAGTGTTGAACTCAGTGCTCCAGAAGATGTGAGATCGGTTCCGTCATCATAGTTCTTACCTCCACCTAAATTGTAGGTGTTTGATCCAGAAGCACCAAAGATAATTCCTTCAGCATTCTGATCCCATCCTTGATCCGACTGGAGTGTGAAGCTTGCACTGAAACCAGTTGTAGTGATTCCTGCAGGTTGTGATCCTCCAAATACATAATCGGATGTATTGAAAAGATACTTTCTCCAGTATGCGGTGCTTCCGAGTGAGAACTCAGCATCCTTCGCCTTAGACAGACTTACGTGCTTCTCTAAGATCGTTCCAGCATTTCCTGTTACTTCACCTTTTCCATCAATAACAAGAACGTGGATTTCGTCAAATCTAGAATTTCTATCAGCAGCATACTGTGAAGTTCCTGGTCTATCAACAATAGTATTCCAGGAGATCGTCGAACCAACACTAGTGAGTGTTAAAGTCTGCTGATCGAACCAGTCTTGACGTGAAGTGAATGTGGTTGAACCAAGGGCAGTTGTGCTTCCGTCGAGTGGGTGGAAGAACAGTGAACCTGAAGCGTCAAATCTGTAAATACCTGAGGATTGGTAATCTACCGATGTTTCTGTTCCAGCAGATGAAACGTGCGAAAGAACTTTGACAGAAACATTGCCACTGCTCAGTTCTTCTGTTACAACACCTTTCAGGTAACCGTCCAGAGTGCTGGTTGAACCAGAACCTGGAAGTGTTGCTGAGAAGGACTGGGTAACACCCATGCCTGCTCTTACTGAGGTGATACCAGATGCTGTTGACGTTGAGATACCACCGAGGATTTGGTCTGCCAATCCATCGATCGTGGCAACTCTAATTCCATTTGCCCAAGAACCTGGGTTTCTTGCTGCAAAAGTTACATCGGTAATTGTGTTATTATCGTATCCCAGTTGCTCATAATGCTCTTCACTCTTAACCTTAATGCTGCTTGCCGCACCAACGAAAGCGTTGGTTAACTGGTCGTCATCTGCTCTTACAACTTGCAGATTTCCGCCGTATGCAAGGTATGATGAAGCAACGAGCCAATGCTCATAGTGCTTATCTGTTTCATATGGTTCACCAAAGGTCTTCAGGAGGTCTGACTCACTTTCGACTAAAACTGGTGAATCAACGGGACCCTGAACGAAAGGTGCTACTATTGCACCAACAGCAGCTGACGTTGCATCAACTCTGCCGACAGTTAGATCAACTTCTCTAACTACAATTCCAGGAGATGCTAAATTGAGTGGCATCTTTCTGTTCTCCTATTCCAGAATATTTCTGAAATTATTTAGGAAAAGGGGCATTTTCAATGGGAAAACAATGCATGAACAGAATTACCAGTCAGGATATTCCCACTTATCAAGAACCCTAGAAATCATCCTACTAGCAACAACTCTTTTTATCGTACATTCTTTACACTCATAAGAATATGATGATGGGAGAGTAACTCTTCTTTTTCTTATTAGATAATAGTCTTCTAATAAATTTTTGACAACCCCACAAGTTCTACATCTCCTATCAGAAAATAGTAAATGTTCTAAATCTATATTGTCATCTAAATCCATTATCGATAATCCCACATGTAAGAACGATCACCATATTCATCAAGATGCCAGCGGTCTCCATCTTGATCGACAAAACTAGACTCATCTAAACCATCAAGAATGAAACCAAATGGTGCCATATCTTGTTCGATTTGATTTTTCTGCTCTTCATAGATTCTTTTGCGGACATCATTATCCGTCATTTCTTTAAAGTAATCTTGAGCAACTAACCAAGAGAATATAACAAGACACATTGCCAAGTCATCATTACAACCCTCTTCTGCTTCAAATGAATTGTGCCTTTGGGCGAATGTTGTAAGTTCCGATATAATCTCATAATCTACAGTCAGTAACTTATCATCCTCCATCAAAGTTTTTAAGTTTGAACATCCCAACTTTTTCACTGCTTGAGTCATCCTAACTCCAAGTTGGGATTTCTTACCACTAAAACCAGTTCCTACGATTTGACCTGCACGTCCTCTCATTGCACACATGAGAACGTTATCATATTCCAAGTCAAAGTGAAGTATGTTTGCAACTTGATCCCCAATATCATTAACTTCTACAAGTAACCAAGCACCATTATATCCTTTTGCAACTTCATAGATTACGCTTGGAAACAACATGGGTTTGATTTCATTGTTTCTATATTTTGCCACCACCTTGTATGGAAACTCGGTGATGTCAAACACAATGAATGCAGAATAGTCATTACCCATACCACGGGCAACGTCAACTGTCATCAAATAGTTGTGCTCTTCTTTCGGGTGCTCATAAATGTCAAGTCCTGCATTTCTTTGTATCGGGCTTTCGTATACAAGATTTCTAAGTTTTGCTGGATTGATAAGGGTATTAACAGATCCTAAGAACTCACACTCAAACTCAACTTTGAATTGTGCTTCCGAAGTGTTTGCAATAGTCTGTTCTTTCCAGGCATCATCTCTACCTGGAACTTCTGACCAGTGAACGTCTGTAGGTACATATTCATTTTTATTTCTTTCCGCATCATGCCACATGCGGTAGAAATGATTCATACCGCGAGGTGTGGAGACGATAATTACTTTTGTGCTCTGTCCAGAAGAAATAGTAGGATAAACAGAGGCAAAGAAGTCATCAGCAATGTGATTCGGGATGAACGCGAACTCGTCAAGAAAGATGACATTATAGGATCCGCCTCGGACAGCAGATGACGAAGTAGAGTTAGACGAAATTTTGGAGCCATTTTCTAATTCTAGACTACCTTTGTTCCATGATATAATACCTTGCTGCATCCACTTTGGCAAGTTTTCGTAGGCAAGTTGTAACCTACCAAGAAGATCTCTTGCCGTTGACGCCTTGTTGGCAAGAATAGCAATATTTACGTTGTCATTGAATACTGCATAGTGTAAGAGATAGGACACGCAAGTTGTTGACTTACCTGTCTGTCTGGGCATCTTACAGATATTAAATCTGTTCTTGTGGAAGTTTTCAATAAGTTTCTCTTGAAAGGGGTACATATCAAATGGAACAAGTCCATGATCAAGAGAGACGATTTTTATATAATTTTTTGCAAAATATACCGGATCTTCTTTACACTTGAGGAACTCAATGATTTGATCCTCAGTGAATTCTATTTGTGTATTTGCTCTTTTTAGATTAGGATTACCAAGATAAACTTCACTCATAAAAAATTACCTATCTAGTTTCTCGCCATTGAATAGTATTAAACACATCCGTTGTTGTATTAGTATCTAGGTTGGTCACAATAACAGCAAAAATATTACTATCGTTAGAATCAATATTCTGTGCAATATAAGATCTTCTTGCAGCAGTTGGATTGAATGCAACGGTAGCAGATGCTTGCTGACCTGATGGGTTATTAGCAGCAATCAAAGATGCCTGTCTCAAATCTCCATCAGTTGTTGTGAAGTTGGTTCCTACAGTAACATTATACTCAACTGCTGAATCAGAATCAGCATCCACCCAACTTCCACCAGTAATATTGTTATTACTTGGTAGTCTCCAAATCTCAATTCTACAGTTTGCGGCATCACTCAAACATTCAATATCCGTTACTCTTACAGTTGTTCTATTAGGAATTCCCTTAAATGTGTTCTTACAACGAATTGCCATAACACACTGTCTCGCAGTCGCACCACCAGAAGAAGAGAATGATATTGGACCATTGAAGGCACCAAACTCAACACCAGTCTCAACATATCCACCTTCACTCATTACAGTGGCACAAATTTGTTCCATTGATGTAATGCCAACAGCAGTTCCAGTATTTGCAACTTCACAACGAATCGGGAGTGAAGGTAAACTCCAATATGCGTGTTCTAACTTATTTGCATGTTGAAACTCGTGGAAGTAAAAATTAACTCCATCTAAAACTATTCCACATCTAAGTCTTCCAACTCCCAACCACTGAAAGTCTGTAATAAACAATTGAGTTTTTGTCCAATCAGCAGTTACACCAGATTGTCCAGTTCCATCTAAAGGATCTAAACTCCAGTCAGATTGATTGACAACTGTATCACTGGTAATTCCCGTATTATATGATCTTCTTACAACAGAAACAGTTCCGTCTCCTGCTTGCTGCAAAAATACTCCATTCCTATCATCAAAATATCCAACCTTTTTAGTTGTGTTTGCTCTATAATCAATAAAGTTGAAACTTGCCATAGCAAATTGAGATTTGCCCGGCATATAGTGGTGATACATTCTTGACTGATGTATTACCTGTGAGGTTGAACCAACACCAACTATAAGACCAATAGATGCTGTGTTTGCATTTACAACTGTTGTTGAACCAGCGCCAATTTTTTTCGTTAATAATTCAACTTCTTCACCATAAATGTGAGAATAATCTGCAAGAGTGTGTGGCTCAGATACGCGCATTCTACCAAACGCATCAAATCCTCCACCACCTACTCCAGTAGATACCCCACAGTTACCAATGTTGCCGTATCTATCGGCACACATAATAACTTCATGTAGTGTTCTTTCTTGATTTAAATAATCTTGTGTATTCTTATTCCACTGAGCCATAATTAATCAGTCCAAGTTAATCTTTCTGGTTGATATCTTTTTACCCCTGTTATTCTAAGAGTACTATTTGATGATACATTCGCTGGATAAATGTTATGAACAACTGCTCCAGGATATTCTCCTTGTATTTGTTCCCCAAGGTGTTCTCTAGTTGGTAAATCTTTACAATTTATGTCCATACGATAAAGACTACCTTGCCACATTACGTCTGCAACATAACTTTCACCAAAGTTTTGTGAGTTTGGTTGTGATCCACTCACATTTAAAGTTCCATTGAAATCACCATTGATAGTAATACTCTCGGATAAAAATTTTTTAAAATCTTTCATTAGTTGCACCTCCAACGACGCAGTGCTTTGTTAATTCTTGAATCTGGATCTCTTGCTGTTTTTGATGATGTTAGTTTTGATTTCATTCCTTTCATACGACGACAGAAGTTAGCACGACGTTCTGCTCTCTTCCCCTTTGGTTTCTTTTCAGTTACTGCAGTTTGAAGTTTTGATCCAGGATTCTCACGACGATAAGCATCAACTGCTTTTTGACTTAAACCATCAGTTTTATCTTGACGATTGACTTTCTGCCAATCCTCATCAAGTTCTTCTCTCCAGTTTGAATATTCTTCCTCCTTAACACATC